GTCATGGAGGAAGGCACTTCTTCCACCGGTGGTTATCTTGTTCCGCTGGAATTCGACAACACTCTCGTTAAGGCACTTGCCCGCGAGAATGTAATCCGTTCTCTGGCAAAGGTCATCACAACTGCAGCACCGCACAGAATTAATGTGGCGCTTACTGATGTTTCTGCCGATTGGGTAGCTGAGTCCGGAGTGTTTACTCCATCCACTCCTACCTTCAACCAGCTCTCTCTCGATGCGTTCACGCTTCGTGCGGCAGCGCTGGTCTCCGAGGAACTGCTTGAGGACTCCATGTTCGACCTTCAGGCCCACCTCATCGACAACTTTGCCCGCGCTTTTGCAGCTAAAGAGGAACAGGCTTTCTGCATCGGCACCGGCAGCGGTCAGCCTACCGGCATCTTCACCGCGAGCGGCGGCGAGGTCGGAGTGACAACTGCAAATGCAACCGACATCAAGGCAGACGAACTCATTGACCTGACCTATTCTCTTAAAGAAGGGTATAAGAAAAATGCTGTATTCCTTCTGGCCAGCAATACTCTTTCTGGGATTCGCAAGCTGAAGGATGGAAACGGCGTGTACATGTGGCAGCCCTCTCTGCAGGCTGATCAGCCCGACCGTCTACTCGGTTTCCCTGTATATGTCTCACAGTATGCTCCGACCATCGCAGCAGGTGCCTACACAGTCGCTTTCGGCGATTTCCAAAACTACTGGATTGCGGACCGTACCGGCAGAACTGTTCGCCGTGCAGACGAGCTTCACATCGCCAACCTTCAGACCGGATTCTACGCTTTCCAGCGTGTTGACGCTAAGACAGTACTGCCTGAAGGTATCAAGCTGCTCAAGCAGCACGCCTAAGGAGGTAACGATATGAGCGAATATAACGCGAAGAACTACACCGAACAGGGCGGTGAGAAAACCGTCATCGGTGGAACGCTGGAAATCAGGGAGGGAGCCTCGGTAACGGGGCTTCCTTCTGCAATTAACCAGGCAACCAGTACAGCTACTACCGTAGCCGGAGTCAAGGACGATTTTAACGCTCTTCTGCTCAAGTTAAAAGATGCCGGTTTAATGACTCCGGATGCATGGAATGTATCAGTTTCTAAAATAACCACACCCAGTGGCGAGGATCTAATCACCAACCAAAGTAAGGTTACGGCGATCACCATTGAGGACGGTGTTATTACCGTTGCGGCTCCCGTATCGGAGCTGATTGCTTTCCAGAGTTCCAATCTGGCGCAGGGTACGCACAAGTGGATTGGCATGGCTATCACCACAGGACTGCCGGATATTACTGCGCTCAAATACAACGGCTCTCAGCTTACGACCGCTGATGCTGCCGAAGCAGCTGCTGTTGGTGGTTCAGCCGGAGATATCGTCATGTGGTTAAAATGCGATGAAATCATAAATACGCCGAAAGTCTTCACCCTGTGGGCTTCCGGTTATCCCGAAGCGACCTTCACTGTAGTAATTACTGAACCGGAAGAATAATGAAAGGACGGTGGCGGTATGACGCTGCTTGAAAAAGTAAAGGCAAATCTCATTCTTGAACACACGGCGGATGATGAACTCCTTCAGCTGTACATCACCGCTGCCGTCAGATACGCTGAGAGCTATCAGCATCTCGCGGAAAATTACTACACCGACCATCAGATGCCGCCTACCACAGAGCAGGCCGTTATTATGCTGTCGTCCCATTTCTATGAATCCAGGGACGGCAGCACCGGCGGCTTTTTCTCTGACAACGTGCAAGCCGGACAGCAGGTGTGGAATACGGTCAACCTCCTTCTGCGGCTCGACCGGGATTGGAAGGTGTGAGCATGAGTTTTGGTAAGATGAATTCCTTTATTGACATCATATCAGCAGAACCGGTCAAGGACGCCGATGGCTTCGTAAATCACGGGGACACAGTTCTTGCTTCAGTCAGAGCATATTTTGAGCAAAAGAACTCCACAGAAAAGTGGCGTAATATGTCTCAAAACAGTGAAGTAAACGCTTTGTTCCGTCTGCGCGTCGTTCCGGGCCTTGAATTAAACAACCGTCACCTAATTGTCTGTGAAAGCAAACGCTACAACATATACTCGGTTGAAAATGTAAAGGGCCGCGGAATGTATCTTGAAGTATTGGCGGTGAGCGCTGATGGCTAAGGTCGACTTCAAAATGCCGGATGACTTCCTCCTTAAAGTGTCAAGGCTGGCTGAAAAAACCGACGAAATCGTACCAAAGGTTCTTGAAGCTGGTGCCGAAGTCGTATATGACAAGGTAAAAAGCAACCTTTCATCTGTGGTTGGTAAAAACACGAAGATTGAAAGCCGTTCCACTGGCGAACTTGAATCAGCGCTTGGCGTATCTCCGGCCAAGCAGGACAGGGATGGTAATTTCAACGTGAAGATAGGCTTTAAAGAGCCGCGTTCGGATGGCGGCAGTAACGCTAAAATTGCTAACATCCTCGAATACGGCAAGCATGGTCAAACCCCGAAGCCTTTTCTGAAACCCGCCAAGAGCAAATCAAAAGACGCTTGTATCGAGGCTATGACAGACAAGCTGGAAAGCGAGATTGATAAGCTATGAGTATATTGTCCGAATTGAATGCACTTTCTGAAACCGCAAATATTCCTGTCGAAACAGGTGTCTTCAGCGGAGTGCCTCCCGATGAGTATTTGGTGCTGACACCCTTAAGCGACACCTTTGCTGTTTTCGGAGATAATAAACCGCTTGCGGACATAAACGAGGTCAGGATTTCGCTGCTCAGTAAAAACAACTATTTACAAAGAAAGAATCAGCTTGTGAGGATACTTCTCCAGGCTGATTTTGTTATAACCGACCGCCGGTATATCGGACACGAGGATGATACCGGCTATCACCACTACGCCATCGATGTGGCGAAATATTACGAACTGGAGGAATAGCAAATGGCTACTATCGGGCTTGATAAGCTCTATTACGCAAAAATAACGGAAGGCACGGACGGAACCGAAACCTACGGCTCTCCCATCCAGCTTGCAAAAGCAATGAAAGCGGATCTGTCGGTCGAACTGGTGGAAGCGACCCTTTACGCCGACGACAGTCCCGCCGAGGTTGTAAAGGAATTCAAATCAGGCAAACTGTCCCTCGGTGTCGACGACATCGGCACAACAGCTGCCGAAGATCTGACCGGGGCGAAGATTGACGACAACCACGTTGTGGTATCCGGCGGAGAGGACGGCGGCGCTCCCGTTGCTATCGGGTTCCGCGCAAAGAAATCCAACGGCAAATACCGCTACTTCTGGCTTTACCGCGTCGTATTCGGTATCCCGGCGACCAACCTGCAGACAAAGGGTGACAGCATCACCTTTTCCACCCCGACCATCGAGGGTACGGTCTACCGCCGTAACAAACTTGACGGCAACGGAAAACACCCGTGGAAAGCAGAGGTCACCGAGGGCGATACCGGGGTTCCGGCATCCGTTATCTCCGGCTGGTATTCGCAGGTTTACGAGCCTGTGTTCACACCTGCCGTTGGAGGTGAAGACTAATGGCTGACGAAAGAAGCGCGCCCGTCCGCATCGGCGGCAAGGATTATGAGATGATTCTCACCACCCGCGCAACAAAAGAAATCGCCAAACGGTACGGCGGTCTGTCCAACCTGGGCGAGAAACTGATGAAAACAGAGAACTTCGAAATGGCCCTCGATGAGATCGTGTGGCTTATCACGCTGCTCATTAACCAGTCCGTCCTCGTCCACAACCTGCAAACCCCGGAGGATAAGAAGGAACTGCTCACCGAAGAAGCGGTCGAGCTGCTCACTTCTCCCTTTGAGCTTGCCGAGTACAAAAACAGCATCATGTCCGCAATGATGAAGGGCGCGAAGCGCAATGTGGAAAGTGAAGAGGATTCCTCAAAAAACGCGGAGGTCGGGTAAACGATGAAGAATTGTTTGCCCGACTGATTTTTTACGGCGTATCCCTCCTGCATCGGTCGGAGAATGAAGTGTGGCTTATGCCGCTCGGCCATCTGCTCGACCAGTGGGAGGTGTATATGCAGTTCAACGGAATGACAAAGCCGAAACGGGAGTATTCCATCGACGAAGTCATCCCATCTGGATTATAATAGGTGCGTATTAATTTGCACAAATAGCAAACGCGGAGAGTCTGCTATTACTCTCCGCGTTTGCATTAAAGAGGATATTCTTCACAAGTGTAAACAAACCAGTAGGATTTACTCATTATCCCGCTCGCGGAGCAACAAGGCCGCATTAACTACAACAAAAACCGAGCCGAAATTGTGAACCAGCGCGGCAGTCACAGGAGTTAGAAAACCAACCCCAGAAAGGATGATAGCAGCAAAATTGATACAAAGCGAGATGACGATGTTTTGCTTGACCTTAACCATAGCCTTTCTGGTAAGCCGAAACAGATACGGTAGCCGCTTGATGTCGTCGCTGACCAGCACTGCATCGGCAGATTCCACGGCAATGTCGCTGCCTACACCGCCCATTGCGATGCCCGCATAGGCTGTGGAAAGCGCCAATGCGTCATTGACACCATCGCCAATCATACAAACCTTGTTGCCGGATTCGTTGTATTTTTTAATGAGGCTCATCTTATCCTCCGGCAGAAGATTGCTGTGTACCTCAGTGATTCCAACGCTGCCTGCAATGGCACTTGCCGCCGCTTTATTGTCGCCAGTAAGTAGTGCCGGAGTAATCCCAATGGAGTGAAGACGGGTAATAGAGTTTTTAGCGCCCTCACGAACCGTGTCCGCCAAAGCGACAAGACCGATAAGGCGTTCATCAGTGGAGACATAAATTACGGTTGCACCTTTTGAATACCATTTTTCGGCTGCTTTATCCGCGTTTGCTTCGCCATTATGGAACAGGTCTGGTTTTCCAACGAGGATCTTTCGGTTTTCTACCACGGCGCTGAGTCCCTGCCCAGCCAGTATTTCTGTCTGCACACTGCTGTCAAGCGTTCCGCCGTTGTCCAGATAATTTTGCACGATTGCTTTGCCCAACGGGTGCTCGCTACGCTGCTCCGCATTGGCGCACAAACGCAGTACATCCTCTGCGCTGACAAAAGAATCAAGCGACTCGCAGCCGATTACCTTCGGCTTTCCATAGGTCAGCGTTCCGGTTTTATCAAAGGTAATTGTCTGTATTTTTGACAGGCGCTCCAGGGCGTCACCGGTTCGAATGAGAATACCGTATTTTGTTACATTGCCAATGGTCGCAGCAACTGCGGTGGGTGTGGCAAGGATGAACGCACAGGGGCAGAATACCACAAGCACCGTGACAGCACGCATAAACTCGCCGCTAAGAAGTCCAACAACAATAGCGCAAAGAAGCGCAACTCCGACCATCCAGCTTGCCCACTTATCTGCAAGCCCAACGATAGGTGCTTTGTTTGCATCGGCATCCTCGGCTATCTGGATCATACGCTGGAGGGAACTGTCCTCACACACCTTAGTAGTTCTCATTTCAAATGTACCAAATTGATTGACTGTTCCGCTGATGAGTTCATCACCCGCTTTTTTGTCAACCGGGATGGATTCGCCAGTCATGACCGACTGATCCACCGAGGTCTCACCGGAAATCAGAACGCCGTCAACGGGGATCGTCTCTCCCGCGAGAACGGTAAGCACATCGCCGACCTTGACCTGTTCCACAGGGACAGTCGTTTCGCCATCGTCTTTATGAAGACGTGCGGTTTTTGGTGTCAGCTTAATAAGCCCCTCGATACCTTTTCGTGCCCTGTGCGCAGTGAAATCCTCCAGCAAGCTACCGATCTGCATAATGATGGCAACTTCTCCTGCTGCAAAGAATTCGCTGGTCACAACAGAAGCAATCAGCGCAATGGAAACAAGAACATCCGCCTTTATGTTATGCTCTGTTATGAGTGCAGTTATCGCCCCTATCACAATGGGGACACCGCAAAGAATGATGGCTATCCACGCAATGTTGAACGGCAAAACACTGTTTAGCCACCCACCCAACGACAATACCAGAGACACAGCAGACAGCGACACACAAACAATGGTCGGCTTTGGTTCATTGGAGATCCAACCTTTAAAAATCATATTAGAACCGCCTTTCTTGATTTGTAGAGGATTGACTTCCTAAACAAGATAATGTATGATTTATTTGCTACCGAACACATTGTACTGTAGTAATGCTAATGAGAATATGTGTAAAAGCGGTAGACGCGTATGGATGGAGTGGACCAACTCTGGTATCTATGACGGCAAAGGCTGCCTCAAGGAATTCCTAGCGGTCGGAATTGATGCCACCGATTACAAACGTACCGAGGAGGCTTTGAAAGAGAGCGAGAAACAGGCTCACAAACTGGTCAGAAAACTCGAAAATGAAGATAGGAACAAAAACGAATTCATTAGCGTACTTTCACACGAACTGCGTAATCCTTTAGCGACTATATCGGCTGGAATTGAGTTATTGAGTAGATCTGATAGCCAAATGAAACAGGCAAAGGTTATTGAGAGTATGAAGCGCCAGCGGGATCATTTAATAAAATTGGTTGACGATTTACTTGATATCTCGCGAATCAGTCAGAATAAGATAAAACTCAAAAAAGAAAATATTAATTTAACCGAACTCACAAGGAAAGTTATTGAAGATTTTAAGCCAAAATTTCAATTACGGGATGTTCAACTACATACCTAAATCTATTCTGCAATGCTATTATAAATCCGCCGATGCATCTGCTTAAAGCCATCGGCGAGGTGAAAAGTGAATTCGATACACTTAATATTTCTGTTTTAACAGAGCTTCTTGACCGGGTATCTCTACGCCCTGGCATATCCGTATCGGAGGTTGTGGAAGATTTCCGGGCCTACCAGGATTTCTTCAACGCCCGTTATCTATCCATACAGCAAGGTTGCTCCGCTAAGAGCATTCTGCATGATCACGAGGAAAGGTGTCATCGTCAGTTAAAAATGCTGCTATATGGTATAATAGGATGCGAAAAATGACAGGAATGCCAGGCTTTTTTTAGTTTTCAAATTGCTGTTTTGAGGTGGATAAGTGGAAAATCAAGTAAAAACTTATTTAAAAATCTGGAACTGGTTTATTTTTACTGCCCTTACCTTTTTATGTGGAGGATTTGTAGGAGCGGTTACTGTTTCATTTTTACAAATAATGAGATTTGCTATTAATTTATTATGGGCAAAAGTTCCGCAATCTTTTTTTTGTATTGTTATATTCGGAATAAAAATAAATCTCTATTATGTGATTCTCTGCATAGCAGGAGGCGTTCTTATAGGTATTTGGCAGCGCAAATATGGCGATTATCCAATTTTGCTGGAGGATATTCTTAAAATTTATAAAAGAGATAAGAATATTCCATATAATAATTTGGGAATTGTTTTCGTCGCTGCTCTTATGCCCCTTATTTTCGGCGGAAGTGTAGGACCGGAAGCTGGACTTGCCGGAATTATCGCTATGTTGTTTTGCTGGGTGCGGGATAAATACAAGTCCAGTATCGTTTATATTTTGCAGAATAAAGAAAAAAAGAAGCGTACAAGATTATTTGAATTAATTAAAAATCCTATTAATACGTTCATCGGCGTTGATATTATATATGACGACCAAACTTATACTGTTTCGAAGATTAAACGGTGGTCAGCTTATTTATCCGCTGCGGTAGGCGGCGTCCTGGCTTTTCGGATTATTGCTAAAATACTAGCGCATGAAGGTATAAAGATTGCTAAATTTGGGAAATTCGTCTATACCTCTCACGAATTGCTTTATTTTTTGCCAATTGTTCTTTTAGGTATATTGACAGGATTGATTTTCCTGTTTTCTAAAAAGCTCTTTAACTATATTTTTAAGCCTTTAAAAAATAAAAAGGTTTTACGTGCTGTTATATGCGGGCTAATCTTAAGTCTTGTGGGAATGTTTTTACCTTATACTATGTTTTCCGGTGAAGAACAAATGGTCGACCTAGTAGAAAATTGGCATAATTGGACTGCACCGCTGCTGTTTGCCACTGGCTTTATAAAAATCCTTATGATAAATTGCTGCGTTTCCGGCGGCTGGCGCGGTGGCAGCTTTTTCCCTTGTTTATTTTGCGCTACAGCTATAGGTTATGGTTTGTCAACTTTTATTTTGGCAAATCAATCTTTTATTGTCTTAACATTTATGGCTTCTTATACCGCTATGGCTTTGGGGCAGCCATTAATTATTATTGCGTTATGTATGCTTTTTGCTCCTTTTTCAGCTATATTGCCGATTACAATAGCAGCTTTTATCGGGGGATTTCTTAATAAAAAATGTATGGCTTATATTGTAAAATCAGAGGAGGGGACACTTTAGGAGCCTCCCTGTATAGGATTATGGAAATTGAACCTTTTACAATATTCTAAAACCTTTTTCCTTTAGGCTATACAACAAGGGAGATGAAGGAAGCCGATATAATAAACTGGCTGACCCATATCGCGGTAAAACAAGGCACCTTACGCTCAAAATTCGTAGGGTGCCTTGCTTGTTCTTTTATCACGCTTTCCGCCTGCGTCTCTTAATTTTTAGGAGCAGGGGCCTTAACGATAATCAGCTCCAAGGTTTCGTCATGCATATTTTTGACATTCATTTTGGTCCGGAAAGGAATTTTGAGCAAAGTCCCGGCTTCGTATTCGTGGATATCCTGGTCGTTTAAGCCGATAGAGAGCTTGCCTCGTACTATTGTCATATATACGTTTGAATTGGAAAAGTGCTCTGGCAGCCCTTCGTTTTTGTTGAATACCATGTGCAAGTAATGCAGATTTTCATCGGATATGACTTTTTCCACAGCCTTATTATTGCCGCTTGCTAATTTGAATATCTGCTCAATCATAACAGCGTACCTCCTAAATTATTTCGCATCATGTAAGTCTAAGCGCCCGTATTTTGTTTATTATACCATACAAAGCGGGCATAGCATATCTCGTGCAGCTTTGTGGAAACCCTTCGCTGGTGGATGCAAAACGGGATGAAGCAAACACCAGAGGAAGTGGAACGAGGTTTCCGATGCGTTATGGCTGCAGTGATGAAGTAAACTATACGGCGAACTAAACAACTCTTGAGGCACTCTGAAAACAGGGTGCCTTTTTCATGTCCATTTACAGGAAGGAGGTGGTTATGTGGCGGACAATTTCGGTCTGAAAATCGGAGTCGAGGGCGAAAAGGAGTTCAAGAAAGCCCTATCCGACATCAACCAGCAGTTCAAGGTTCTCGGCTCGGAGATGAAGCTCGCCACCTCGCAATTTGACGCCAACGAACGCAGCGTCGAATCCCTTACCTCAAAAAACGAGGTTCTGACCAAGCAGATTGATGCACAGAAAGAGAAAATCGAAACGCTCCGCAAGGCGCTTGAAAACGCCTCAGCCTCCTTCGGCGAGAATGACCGCCGCACGCAGCAGTGGGCTGTTCAACTAAACAATGCACAGGCCGAACTGAACAATATGGAGCGCGAGCTCAAGCAGAACGAGAAGGCGCTTGACGGCGTTGCCGATGAGTTTGACGATGCGGAAAAGCAGGCCGACCAGTTCGGCGATGAATTGAAGGACGCAGGAGATAAGGCTGACGATGCTGGAGGACGGTTTCAAAAGCTCGGAGGTATCCTTAAAGGCATAGGCGCTGCAATGGGCACTGCTTTTGTCGCCGTGGGAACAGCCGCAGTGGGAGCGGCAAAAGCCTTGACTGATATGACTGTGGGCGCGGCTGCTTACGCTGATGAAATCCTCACCATGTCTACGGTTACGGGAATGTCGACTGAAAGCCTGCAGGCATACAAATATGCCGCCGAACTGGTCGACGTTTCTATGGAGACATTAACCGGCTCTATGGCAAAGCAGGTCAAGTCTATGGCGAGTGCAAGGGACGGCTCTGCTAAGTTTGCCGATGCTTATGCAAAACTCGGTGTTTCTGTGGCAGATGGCAATGGTCAGCTCCGTGACAGTGAGACTGTATACTGGGAAACCATCGATGCGCTTGGGAAGATTTCGAACGAAACCGAGCGTGACGCCCTTGCCATGCAGATCTTCGGCAAAAGTGCTCGGGAACTTAACCCCCTCATAGCTCAGGGCAGCGAAGGTATTGCGGCTCTGACCGAGGAAGCAAAGCGCATGGGTGCAGTCATGTCAGAGGATTC